TGTGGGTTTCAATCATCTGGAATGATCGTGCGTTAATTGTAGTCAATGCGGTTGCAACTGCAATTATGGCAAATGGTTTGGTTTCGTATTTAATAAAATAGGATAAATAGAACATGGCAAAACGTAAGATAAAAGCTCAAACTGACAACAGTAAGTGGGAGGCACCAAAGAAAAGGCGTAAACCTCGCAAACCGATGAGTCAAGAGCAACGTATCGCTGCAGCAGAAAGACTTGAGAAAGCAAGAGCAGTTCGTGCTGAAAACAACCCCAATTATGGTAAGTCTGGTATTCATGAAAGCTTACACAACTTACCAGATGATCACCAACTGAGTCCTAACAAAATCAAGAAATGGATTAAAACCCAGAAAGATTTGTTGAAAACCGAACGACAAGCTGTTCGACAGAATGTTAAAGGTGCAATTGCAAAAGTAGCAGAGACAGAATCATACATTCGCAACATGCAGAAGTATCTGAGGGATGGTGATTGGGTAGACATGTTCTATGGAGAGTACGCTGAGAAAAGAATTCGTAACCGTTGTGTTGCTCTAAGTTACTATTGGTATGGTCCTAAAAAGGGAGAACCTAAAAGAGATGTAGGAACTTTTTATCCAGATATGGGTTGTGTGTATACACAAGAAATGGCAGATGAAGAAAGAGAGATTACTGATGTCAGACGAGAAAGAAAAACCGACGGCCGAAGTAATTCAAGGACCGTGGCCAAAAACAAAAAGAAAAGTAAAAATACCAGACGTTGATCTGATAAAATTGCAAGATAATATTGCTTTTGCAGATCATCTTACGGAAACAGTTATGGTACAAATGATACACACCATTGGTGAAAATGGTTATGATATCAATGGGAAAAATTTTATTGGCAACATGGCATTTATTATTGAGACAGTAAAAGCATCTCTGTATGATGAATTGGGCCTTGATCATCCCATGAATACGATAATGAAAGCAGTCACTAAAGTTAGTATAAATAAGAAAGATGAAGACTTGATTGACACTGAGGTTGATTTGGAAGAAATAGAATTTCTTGCCAAAGTATTAGAGGATGATGAGGATGGCGGACCAGAAATCTCATAACCGTTTTTCTGCACAAGCAGTTTTTAATAATAAATTTCACAGACCCTTTTCCCCAATGATATTGGAAACTATGGTTCCAGAACGATTTATAGAAATTATAAATCGAGTTGGTGATGATGTTTTATCTGATGATAAGAAAAGTGAACAGTGGGATTGGTCACACAAGCTTGTAGGTAAAGTGCATAAGGAAATTCAAATTCCAATATCAGATAATGAAGAGAAAGAATATCTTTCCAATGTCATGAAACAGGGTTGTCTTGATTATCTAAATGAAGCAATTTTTGAAGGTAAAGCAAATAATTGGAGAAAGATGGCTGGAGCTAAATCTCCACCACCAACTTTATCTAATATTCATTTGACACAAAGTTGGATCGTAAGTTCTTATGCGGGAGACTTCAATCCTTGGCATCACCATACGGGCGACTTTTCTGCTGTCATTTATCTAAAATTACCAGACAATATGATGGAAGAAATAAATGAAGATTTGCAAGATCACTATCCAGCAAAAGGTATGATTGAATTTGCATATGGAGAGACAGCAGATTTTCGTAGTGATAACTTGAAGTTTATGCCAGAGGTGGGAAAGTTTGTTGTCTTTCCCTCGTACTTAAAACATTTTGTTTATCCTTTTGGATGTGATGGTGAGAGAAGGAGTATGAGCTTTAATGCTCATATGGTGCCGAATGGTGGAAATTCCAAATGATATTAGTTGATATGAATCAAATCTCTTTGGCAAGTATGATGATGCATCTACATATGTCAAAGAGCAAGAAACCAGATGATAGTATGGTGCGACACATGATACTCAATTCTCTGAGAATGTATCGTACTCGTTTTTCTTCTGAGTTTGGTGAGTTGGTTTTGTGTTATGATTCCAAACACTATTGGAGAAGAGACTTTTTTCCCCAATACAAAGCAAGTAGAAGGAAAGGACGCCAAGAATCTCCCCATGATTGGGATGCGATTTTTAAGTGTCTAAATGCAATTAAAGAAGAACTCAGAACCAATATGCCCTACAAGTTTCTTGAGGTGTATGGTGCAGAAGCAGATGACATTATTGCTACCATCTGTTCAGAGTATGCTGAAGAAATCATGATACTGTCTGGTGATAAAGACTTCATACAGCTTCAAAGATTTCCAAATGTAAAACAGTATAGTCCCATAACTAAGAAGATGGTTAATGGAGAGAACCCTAAAATGTATCTTAAAGAACATGTATTCAAGGGTGACTCTAGTGATGGTGTTCCTAATGTACTATCGCCGGACAATACTTTTACGGATGGATTACGGCAGAAACCTCTTGCCAAGAAGAAGATCGCATCATGGATAGATCATGATTTTGAAGATGTTGCTCCAAATGATGAAGTCAAGAGGAACTACCAACGCAATAGAAAGCTGATTGATCTTACATATACACCCAGTGATCTTAGTGAAGAGATACTAACACAGTATAGAGAAGCACCAGATGGTGATCGTAGTAAAATTTTAAGTTACTTTATACAAAAAAGGTTGAAAAACCTGACTGAATCTATAGGAGAATTTTAATGGCAGTCGATACATATACACCTTTGTTTTCTGAAATCTTAACAAAGGTATCAAAATTGAAAACAAAAAAAGAGAAAGTTGCACATCTGAGAAAATATAATTCAGATGCACTTCGCATGGTAATCAAGTCTTCATTTGATCCAAAAATCAAATGGTCCTTGCCAGAAGGTGAAGTTCCTTTTATTCCTAATGATGCACCAGAAGGAACAGAACACACAGACCTTTCATATGAAGCAAGAAAGCTTTATCATTTTATTCAAGGTGGTGATGGAGCTTTGCATCAGAACAAACGTGAGAGCATGTTTGTCCAGATGCTAGAGGGTTTGCATCCAGACGAAGCAGAAATTCTTGTTGCTGCAAAAGATAAAGTCTTACATCGTAAGTACAAAGGCTTGTCTGAAAATGTGGTAAAGGAAGCATTTGATTGGGATGACAATTTTATGGTTGTTGAACATGCTCAATATCCTCAAACGCCGGGTGCAGCCAACGGATGATTATCCTAGATGATATCAAACTAGACTATTCGGATGTATTGATTCGTCCAAAACGGTCAACGCTTACCTCACGGTTTGATGTTGAAATGGAACAGACATATACATTCTATCATAGTAAAAAGTCTTGGACAGGTGTACCGATTATGGCCAGTAACATGGACACAACAGGTACGTTTGATATGCATGATGAATTGAGTAAGCATGGTATGGTTACTTGTATCGCTCGACATCATAATACTAACGGTATAGGTTGGGGTATGGCAAAGAATAGAGATAAACTTTGTGTTATGTCTGGAATTTCTTTTAACGAGATATCAGAAATAGTTGGTGTTGCTAATACTTTTCCCGATATCGCTTTTGTTGGTTTAGATGTTGCAAATGGATATACAATTAATTTTGTTGAGTCAATAAAACAGTTAAGGGATCAACTTCCTAATGCTACTATTATTGCTGGAAATGTAGTCACTGCTGATATGACAGCAGAGCTTATTCTTGCTGGTGTTGATATCATCAAAGTTGGTGTTGGTCCTGGCTCTGTATGTACAACTCGTATTAAGACAGGTATAGGTTATCCTCAATTGAGTGCAGTTATTGAATGTGCAGATGCAGCACATGGTTTGGGTGCTCACATTATTGCAGATGGTGGATGTAATTCATCAGGTGATATTGCGAAAGCATTTGCTGCTGGTGCAGACTTTGTTATGATTGGTGGTATGCTTTCTGGACATGAAGAGTGTGATGGTGAATTAGTATTTGAAGATGATGTAGAGGAACCCGTGGGTATGAAGTTCTACGGCATGGCATCTAACACTGCTATGAAACGTCATGGCCATCCCAATAGAGAGTATCGTGGAGAAGAGGGTAAGACTGTAACAGTTCCTTATCGTGGCTTAGTACAAGGTACTGTACTGGATATTTTAGGTGGTGTGCGTTCTGCTTGTACTTACGTCGGTGCAAGGAGACTAAAGGACTTGACAAAATGTGCCACATTTGTTAGAGTGAATAATACACATAATCGGATATATGAATAATGCCCCTAACAAGAAAACGAGTTATATATGATCGTGATGGTGAAACACCATATATGATTCGTTATCACCTATTCTTCAAAGAAAAGTCAGAACACTTGGAAGATAATGTAAGACTTCCGTTTAATGCTTATTTACATAAGATTGTATTGTCTGATGAACCTATTTTACATGACCATCCTTGGAATTGGGGTACACTTATTATTAGTGGTGGTTATTATGAACATACACCAGAGGGTACATTTTGGCGGGGCCCAGGCACCATCAGAACACGCTCATCGACTGATCTACACTGGTTGGAACTGAAAGACGATAAACCTTGTTGGACCTTATTTTGGCATGGCCGGAGAAAGAGAACTTGGGGGTTTCAGACTGAAGATGGGTGGATGGACTATCGAACTTTTTTAAAAAATCGTTTAGAATTAAGGACTTAGAAGCTGCGATTTTTCTTGACAAAATCTAAATAGTATGGTACTATTAGATATACTCAGAAAGAGAGACATTTATGAACAGTGTTGCAGTAACAGGTTCAATAAAAAGAAAAAGAGGGCTTGCTGAGAGTGCCATGATACATTGCATCAATGAGTTAATGCCTCGTATGAGAACTCTTGACATTGAGTTAACATTAAAAAATCTCAATGACAAAGAAGTTGTCGGTTGGTGTCATGAAGGAGAAAACAAACGAGAGTTTTTCCTTGATATTGAGAAGTCTCTTGACGGTGAAGATTTGATTGAAACTGTCTGCCATGAGATGGTGCATGTGTGGCAAAGTGCCACTCGTAAGATGAAAGACCTACCTTTTGGTCGTAAGATGTACATGGGTAAGGTCTACGATGAAACCACTGCATATGAGGATGAGCCTTGGGAAATTGAGGCATACGAAATGCAGGGTAAACTTTTGAAAACCTTTAAGGAGGAATATGTAATATGAGTAAGATGAAAAACTGGATGATGGATATCGAAGATTTCTGTAATGGATATTTTTATGGTGGTCCTTCTGAATTCACTGTTGATGAGGTGGTTGAGGATGTTGGGATGTACTTCAAGAGCAAAGAAGCATCCAACTATGCCAAACGGTATCTCACAGAACAATTGGGCGAAGCATGAATCCTCTTGAAGCTTTAATTGTTGCAACTGCGATTGCTGCATCACCACCCATAGACAATCCCTCGCCAGAGGGTGAATGTCTTGCACTGAATATGTACTATGAAGCAAGAAACCAAGGGACTGCTGGTCTTCTTGGTGTGACTGCTGTTGTGTTGAATAGAGTTAATGACAGGAGATTTCCTAACAGTATATGTGAAGTTGTCAAACAGGGGCCAACCAGAGAGAGCTGGAAAACCAAAAAGACCCTTGACAAAAGTGATGCAATGTACTATCCTGTAAAGAATAGATGCCAGTTCTCTTGGTATTGTGATGGTAAGTCAGATGTTCCAAAGGAAAAGAAGATATACAAAAAGTTTTTAAATGTTGCAGAAGCAATTCTTAGTAATGAAATACCATTCATGGATATAACGGATGGTGCATTGTTTTATCATGCAGACTATGTAACGCCGGGGTGGGCTAAGTCAAAAACTAAAACTGTAGAGATACAGGATCATATTTTTTACAGGTGGAAGAAATGAAAGAATTATCAACATATCTAGGGTCTGATGAATACAGTGATAGAATTGCTAAAGTTCTATGGGATGCTGAAGGTCAGAGATTTTATGTAGATATGAAAATGGAAGGCCTTACTGAACTGCGAGGTATGGAATCACACAGTGAAAGTTATGCTGAAGATTGTGCAGAAAATTTTGTAATGGGATATGGAGAATTTAGTCAATGAATATCTTTTATCTAGACCGTGACCCTGTAGTTGCCGCAGAGATGATGTGCGACAAGCATGTTGTCAAGATGATACTAGAGAGCGCTCAGATGCTCTCTACTGCTCATCGTGTTCTTGATGGTGATGCATATGCAGATTTGATAGGAATGTACAAGATGGCTCACAAGAACCATCCTAGCACTATATGGGTTCGTTCTTCTGTCAAAAATTATATGTGGTTATATAATCATATGATTGCTCTCATGAAGGAGTACACGCACAGGTATGACAAACATCATGCTACAGAGAGATTGATTGAACCTCTCGAAAAACCACCTATAATGCTCTTAGAGACTTTACAAAAAGAATTTACTGATCCCCCACAATGTATGCCGGATTATTGCAAGGGGAATGATACGGTGTCGGCATATCAAACTTACTATATAGTAGAGAAGTCAGACTTTGCGACATGGAAACGCAGAGCAAAGCCGGGGTGGTTTAATGCAGAGAGAAAGTTACAGCGACTACATGGTGCGAAGGCTTCGTGAAGTTCGTGAAGATCAAAAGAAGTTCGACACAGTAGAAGTTTATAAGAAAGATGTACAAGAGAGAACAGCCGCTCTTTATAATTGTTATAAACGACAGGCAAAACTTGCTGATGAAGTTTACAGACTACAAAAAAAAGTTGTGTTGCTAGGTGGCGATCCTCAACAATTGGAGTTAGATTTATAATGCCAACATATATATTTCATGATGAAGACGAGGGTATAGAGTTTGAAGAATTCATGCCCATGTCTGAATTGGATTCTTACAAGAAAAACAATCCACATCTAAAACAAGTTCCATATCCTACTCCGATGGTGGGTGATCATCTTATGGGTGTAGGACCGAAAGTGGATGGTGGTTTTACTGAAAACATGCAAAGGATAGCAGCTGCACATCCAGACTCACCTATGTCTGATAAGTGGGGTGGCAGCACCATGACAAATACAGAAATTAAAACTCGTAGGGCAATTGAAAAACATGCTAAAAAAGTTGAAAGAGAGGGTTGGTCTGCAAACAAAGGTAAGACACTTGCAGATAAATAGATGGTGCGGGCGAGAAATCACACTTCAGCACCGATGCACTGCATTGAAGTAAGCTTGGAAGTCACTCCGCCCCTGCACCAGAGAGGGGGTAGTCTACCGCCCCCGACTCCCCCTCTCACTTTTATTTTTTGAGGATTCACAATGGCTAGTAAAAAGAATAAAGAAATTAATCTAAGCAATCTAGTTGCAGTTAAACCTATTACAGATAATCAAAAAGCAGTTTTTGAATCTTGGAAAAAGGGAAAGAACCAATTTTTATTTGGTGCTGCTGGTACTGGTAAAACTTTTGTATCATTATATCTCGCACTTAAAGATGTGATGGATTTAAAGAAGCCATACGATAAGGTTGTGTTGGTTCGTTCACTCATTCCTACCAGAGAAATAGGATTTCTACCAGGCGATGAAGAGGACAAAGCTGCACTCTATCAAGTACCATATCAAAACATGGTTCGTTTCATGTTTGAGGCTCCAAATGAACAAGCATTTAATTCCCTGTATGAACGATTAAAAGGCCAAGGTAGTTTGTATTTTCTATCAACTTCTTTTCTAAGGGGGTTGACATTTGACAACAGTATCATTATAGTAGATGAATGTCAAAATTTAAATTTTCATGAATTAGATACAATCATTACAAGAATTGGTCAAGACTCTAAGATTGTATTTTGTGGTGACTTTGGCCAGACAGATTTGGTGAAACAAAATGAACGTAACGGACTGCATGACTTTTTACGAATTCTTGAGGAAATGGAAGAGTTTAATTGCCTTGAGTTTACCATTGGTGACATTGTAAGAAGTGGCTTTGTCCGTAACTATCTTATTAACAAAATTAAATTAGGAATTGATATAGAATGAACATAGAACAACTTAGAGAACAATTAGAAATCGATGAAGGGGTCAAATATGAGGTATACCTTGATCATCTTGGTTATGCTACTTTTGGCGTGGGCCACTTGGTTATTGAATCAGACCCAGAACATGGTGCCGAAGTCGGTACTGCCGTCAGTGAGTCCAGAGTCATTGAAGCCTTCGAGCAAGATTGCGAAAACGTCTTGCGAGACTGCAACATCTTATACGAAGATTTTGCCGATTTGCCAGAGGAAGCTCAGCAAGTGATTGCCAATATGATGTTTAACATGGGCCGTCCAAGGTTAAGCAAATTTAAGGGTATGAAACGTGGTGTGGATTCAAGAGATTGGAACGCAGCCGCAGATGAGATGGTTGACTCGGCGTGGTATCGTCAAGTAACCAATCGAGCAGATAGATTAGTTGAAAGGATTCGTGCTTTGGCATGACAATAGTATCGACTAAAAAATATGTCTTCATTAAAGTGTTTAAAACTGGTGGAACGACTATATGGCGGGAACTGGTACTGAATGATTCTGGTGCTAAAAAACTGGAAAAAGTTCGGGATGGAATAAGAACTGGTCATATTGAATCCTCTTGGATCAAAAAAAATACATTTCCAGAATTGGGCTTGGATTGGGATGAGTATTTTAAATTTGGTTTTGTAAGAAATCCGTGGGACAGAGAATTATCAAACTATTTCTATAACAGTGGAAAATTAAAACCCCCAGAAGGTATTTCTTTTAAAGAATGGTTAAATATCAATTTAAGAAAAGACGGAGTAATTCATGATCATAACACACCTCAATGTGATTATCTAACTGATGTAGATTACATAGCAAGGTTTGAAAATTTTGCTGAAGAGGTTAAATATCTGTTTACAAAAATAGGTGTTTCTATATCCAAACCACTACGGCAGATTTTAAAGACAGAACACAAACCTTATTGGGAATATTATGATGATGCTGATATAATTAAAGTTCATGAATGGTATAAGAAGGATATTGAAATGTATAATTATGAGTTTGGTGAACAGGGGAGAGCAATATAATGTTTAATCATATAGGGATAGAATTGCAACCCATAAAAGCAACCAACAATGACGGTGTGCGTCTATACGAAACACCTGATGGTAACAAGTACCCATCGATAACAACTGTATTGTCAGTACGGAACAAACAGGGATTGATGGAGTGGCGTAAACGTGTTGGTAACGATGTGGCCAACCATATTGCAAGGACTGCTGCTGCAAGAGGTACTTC